CATAGGAGGCGCAGTTATCGAGGGTGCCTCGCAGGGAGGCGACGAGGCCGCCCACGGTCGTTCCCAACAAATAGCGGCCCGCGCCATCGCGCGTCGTGCGCTCCCACTGCGTCTGGACGATGGAGCCGTAGAGCGTGAGGTTCTTGACCGTGCCGTTGCCGGAATTATCGCCGACGTTGCCGAACAGCCCGTCTTCCAGACCTGCCGTGCCCGATGTATCGAGCAGGCTGAAATTGCGGATCGCATAGCCGCCGCCGTCGAACGTCCCGGTATAGGTCGTGGCCGCCGTGGTGCCGATGGGCGGCGCGGTGAAGGTGCCATCCTGTGCGGCGTTATAGTCGCCCAGCATCGTGACGTTGAGCGACGGATTCGCGTTCAGGATCGCGCCCAGCGCCTGCAGCGTCGTGACGACGCCCATCCCGGACACCATGAAGCCGGGACCCGATCCCAGCAGGAGCAGGCGCGACGCGGACAGCATCAGACGCCGATCGCCTTGAGCTTGACCGTATAGACCGCCTGCGCGGTCGGCGTGTAAGCCCCGGTCGTGACGAGATAGGCGTAAAGCGCGCCGCCGGACGGGATCACATACTGCTCGTTCAGGCCCGTGACTTTGACATAAAGCGTGGAGCCCAGATCGACCGGCGTCCCGAGGTTGATCGCCCCCAGGTAGCTGGCGCGGTCTCCTGACGGCAGATCCCACGTCGCGGCATCCGCATAGGCGGACGGAGGCGTCACGCTGTAGAGTTGCAGCGTGAACGCCGCCATACCCGCTGGCACAGATGCCACGTCGATCTCGAACTCAGCTTTGGTGATGACGACATCCCCGCCGCCGCTTGGGCCGATGCTGGAGAAGGTCAGCGCGGCTGCGAGCGCACCCACAACGTCCCCGGCATCATAGGCCGTCGTGTTGTTCTGCCGGGTGAAAGTCGCGGTGGAAGAGTAGCCATAGCCCTGAACGCTGACGGGGGCAGTGCTGCTGCCAGAGACAAGAAGGCGTCCCTGTGCGTCCGTCTGGACCATGGTCGGCTGGCCGTCTCCCATGGTCTTGGGGGTGGCGTTGTATTCACCGGCAATCTGTTCAACAGGCATGCGTGCCTCCTAAAGCGTTTCGCGAATGACGATGGACGAGCCCATGACGCCGCCTACCCAATCCTGAACGCAGTAAGGGTTGAGTCTTTGGCTGCCCCCGTGGCGTTGGCGACAATTGCACCAGGCCCGCCAGGACTTGAGACCAGAAGAACGGAAATTCTAATGTTGGCCGCAGGCGATGAGATAATTCCGGCAAGAGAACAGAAAGATTCACCCAACTGCGTTGCCGTCACGCGGGCACTGGAAATGACCGTCGTACCGTCCCAGAGTTTTACCCAGAAGTTTGCGTTGGCAGTTGGCGCATAAAGAGAAACTTGCCCTATTGCCACCCATGTACCGCTCGTTCCTTGAGCAACACTTGGGCCTGTGAAGAAATCCGTTGTGTTGCTAAGAGCCACGTCACCGGAAAGGGAATTGGCGACGTATCCCGTTGAGATGAGATAACCGGAAGCGCGCGTGTACTGGATGCACCGCCAGTTGCCGGAGCCCAGCGACCGGAAGACGGCGCTATCGCCCGCCACGGTGACGATGTTGGCGCCGCCCGGCAGGATCAGCGAGGTCGCGTTGTGCGTGAGCGTCAGCGCGCCCGTGAAGGTAACGGTGCGCTCCGTGCCCGCCTGCACCGTCCCAAGCCCGGTGATGGTCGTGGTACCGGTGACGTTAACGTAATTGCCCGTCGCCGCGCCGATGTCGGTGGTGGTGGCAGAAGCGATATCGGCGCCCTTGGCCTCGTTGATGGCCGCGCCGCTCATGACAAGCGTGCCGGTCATCGTGCCGCCGGTCCGGGGAAGCGGCGGCTTTGAGCTGTTCTGCAGGTGGAAGATCGGCGTCACGGCCGCGACGGCGATCTCGTAGACGCCATCCTCCAGCACGTCGCCAGCCGCCAGATCCGACCCGTCCGGCCACACCAGATCGCCCGCACCAACCGAACTCACATCGGCGGTCATCGCGCCGGTATTGTCGGACGCCGCGGTGAAGGTGAACGTCTGCCCGACCGCATACGCGGAAATGCCCGGCACCGGCGCCAGGGTGATATCGTCCGCCGTGCCGCCGGCCACGCCGCCGTAGTTGATCGAACCGTCCGCAACCTGCGACACGCGCACGCTATCGGTGGGCGACGTGCCCGCCCCCAGCCCCGTGAGCTTGTTCCCGCCCATGGGCTGGTTGCCGGTGTAGACCGTCTGGCCATCCTTGGAGATGGACTGGGTGAGCGCAGCGGCGATATCCGACAGGTCGGAATTTACCGCGCTGGAGGCGATCGTCGTCCCCGGCGTAAAGGGAGGCTGCGGCAGGCTGTAGGTGCCGCTTCCATTCCTAGCTATGGGAGCCTCCATCGGTTGTGGTATGGCAAGGCGTGCAAGCCTTCCAAATCGTTGTTTCTGTGCTGGCCGCGTGGGTTTTCGACCGGACCATCGGGCAGGACCCACTGCTGACGCCGCAGGCGTGGCTGCTCGGTATATTGGTGTGCGGAGTCGGGACCGCGTATGCCGCGACGGTATTCATCGTGCGGCTCCAGCCCGGCGCTCGTTGGCTTGCATCAAGGCTCGCGCGAGGGCCGTCGGCTCCCCCTCTCCGCGGCCCGACTCGATCATCCGGCGCAGCGCCTCTGCCCCGTACAGGCCAGCCAGGTCCGTCCGACCCGCTATCTGGTTCGTGAGGTAGGCCCGCGCGGCGGGGGTGTTGTAGGCCATCGAGGCCAGCCACGGCGCCAGCGCGGTCGCCAACGCCGTTCCCATTGAAGCCCCAAGGCCACCGGCCCCTGCCGCCAGCGCGCCGCCGCTCAGCAGGTTGGCCGTGACGCCACGGGTAGCCGTGCCGCTGTCCGGGATCTTGGGCGCGAGGAAGTCGGCCAGCTTGGACAGCTCGCCATACTGCCCACGGGCGCGGGCGAAGCCTTCACGATCAGACGCCCGCACGGCGCTGGAGAAGGCCCCAAGGGGGATGTCGCCCGTCACCCGGTCGGCCTGCCGGCCGCTCGCCATGGCCTTGTCCACGGTCTTGTAGGCGGCATATTCGCGACGAAGGTTCTGCCACTCGTTGCGCAGGGCCGGAGAGGCGGTGCGCTCCACGGCGTCATCAAAGGCCGTGCCAAGGGCCGAAAGCGCCTGCTTCAATTCGCCGTTGTTGGTCGAGCGAGCGCGGCGCGCGAGGTCGCTGCGGATTTGCTTGTAGGCTTCACCGGCAATAGTCGGGTTCTGCCCGTTGGCGACCGCATCCAGAACCGGCTGCAGGTCGTCCATGTAGGACTTGAAGACCGGAGCCACGTCGGTTTCCAGGCGGCGCCCGTAATTGGTCGCGACCTTCAGAACGTCGTTGGCAAACTGCGGATCAGGCTTCAGCGTGGTCCGGGCCGCGAGGTCATCGAACTGCGTGCCCAGCGTCTTGGCGACGTTGGTCAACGTCTCGGGCGAGGCATCCTTGGCCGCGGTACCCGTCCGCGCCATGATCGCCTCGTTGAGCGCCGACCGCTGCTTGTCGTAGGTCCGGTTCATCGGGCCGCCCGACAGGGGCAGCTTTGCCATCGTCTCCTCAAGAGTCCGCAGCGTCTTGCTGCCGGTCTCCTGCGAGGGGGTGAGCGGCACGCCTTCACGCTGGGCGGTCTGGACGATGCGCTTCTCGGCATCGGTCAACGTGTTGGTGATGGGCGAGACGGCGCCGCGGACCGCAGACGCACCCAAAGGCACCGCAAGGCTGGCCGCCAAGCCGAGCGCCGGGCTGTCTGTCGCGCCCGTGGTGGCGCCCCCGGCAATACCGGAGGCAAGCTGCGTGACAGGCTGCGTAGCGAGGCTTTGGGCAATGCCCTGCGTGAGCGTGCCGGGACGTGCTGCGTTGGCGACCGCGCCCGCCGGGAGCATGGTCGAGAGGACCGTGCCGATGCCTTGCCCCGTGCCCGCGGCGATCTTCTCCGCACGGTTCTGCGGCTCGAAGCGCGACGTGCGGTCTTCCGTCAGGGGGCCCAGGCTGCGCTGCGTCACGGCATCGCCAATGCGCCCCGGCAACGTGGCGACGTAGTCGATCCCGCTTTTGATGCTTTCCGAGCCGCCGATGGGGTTGTTCACCGGCACGCCAATCTGGCGCAGGCCCGCGGCGACCAGATCCACCGGGGCGCCAACGGTCTGGGCAATGGCGTCGTTCGTGTTCTGGGCGACCTGACCCACGAGACGGGGCGCCGAGGTCGGCGGCTCCTCGGGCGTGGCGTACTTGGCCCACGGCCCGGACTCGGGCGCGGCGTAGCGCTCCCAGGGGCCGCTCACCTGACGCGCTCCCAGTTGTTCTTGTCGGCCGGGTTGCCGCCCTTGAAGCGGTAGCCTTCCTCGATGGCACCCGGTGCGATCGGGCCGTTCGTCGGCTGCTGCGTCGGGCCGCCCGGCATGGTGGCGCGGATTTCGTTGGCGGCGCCACGCACGTCGGTCACGGGCAGACCAAGCTGCTTCTCACGCGAGGCAAGGCGCGTCTGCAGGAGGTCGATCACCTTGTTGACCGCCGCGCTCATGTCGCCGGTCGAGGTCAGCGCACCCTTCATGGTCGAGGGGTCGGGCAGCGTGCGCCGGATGATGTCGAGGTCGGGCCCGTTCAGGACGCCCAGGTTGAACAGCTGCTCACCCTTCGCCAGCAGGGCCGCCGCGTTGTAGGCCGTGTTTACAGGCGTCGTGGCGCCGGCAACCGACTTGATGGCCCCGAAGGTCCCGGTGTTCTCGAACTCGCGCCGGAAGTCTTCCAGCGCCGAGACGATGGTGGCGGCTTCCGAACGGGCCGTGTGCAGCTTCTCGATCTCCTGCCGGGTCGGCTGGCTTCGGTTGCGGTCGTCCTTTTCCTGCTCGCGGCGGATGCGCTGCTGCTCGTTGTAGTCGGCCGTCTGCTGACCAAACTGCATCTTGGCGCGGTCGCGCTGGACGCCCCAATCGCGATCAAGCTCGGCCTCAAGGGCCGCACGGGCGCGAGGCAGCGCTACGCTCGGGTCTGTTCCGAACTCGCCAGCCGCAAACCGCTGCTGGTACTGCTCAATCTGCTGCGGCGTGGGCCGCGGACGCGGCACGTCGGGGATGGCCGGTGCCTGCGGAGCCTGCGCCATCAGCACCGGGCCCGGGATGCCCTGCGGCGACGGCGTGGGCGGCATGCCGACGTTCTCGGCAGAGCCCTGCGGCACACCCGGCCGGTCCATGTTGATGGTGAGCCCTGCCGGCTGCCCCGCACCGCCGCCCGGAGGCGTCGCCAGGACTGTAACGGGAGGCGCGGCAGGAGGCGCCCCACCCCCGGCGCCGGGACCATAGGCTTGCGCAAATTTCTGTCCGTAGCCCTGAACGGTCATGCCGTTCACATCTCGGGCGCCGGGATTGTTCATGCCGCCTTCGCCTGCGAACCACGCGCGCGATGCGGCCTCGGGGCTGCCGTATTTCTGCACGTACTGCCCGAATTTCGCGTTGAAGACGGCGTCCTGTGCCTGCGGGCTGGCAAGGAACTGCTGCGGGGTCATGGGCTGGCCCAGCACCTCCTGCGTCCACGCGGGAATATTGGTGTCGAGGATCTGATATTTGCCGTAGGCGCGGTTGCCCTGCGGGTTGGCGACGGGGCCAACCGCGTCGTACCGACCGCCCGACTCGATGCCCGCGATCGCCTGCCCTGCGTTCCCAGAGCCACCTCCCGGCGACGGGAGGGGCTGGACGCCATAGCTGCTGCCGAAGTTGCCGGCGGCCGTTTTCAGGCCCTCCTGCTGCTGCTTCAGCTTCGCCTGATCAACCGCCAGCGATCCCGTCAGGCGCGCGCCCAGCTCGGGGTCGATCCCAGCCAGCAAGCCAATCCGCTTCTGCGGGTCCTGCTCGGCCATGACCGCGGCCAGTTTGGTATTGCGGTCGTCGGTGGCCTTCTTCTCGTCGCGGTCGGTGATGTAGCTGTCCACGCCGCCGACAAGGGCCTGCGCGAGCCGCCCGACGCCCTGCCACGGAGACTGCACGGGGCTGGTGTCGGTGCCCTGCATGATCATCTTCTGGGCCAGCGCCCGGCGCTCGGCGTAGGGGTCCCTTTTGCGCCCTACTCCGGCCAGCGTGTAGGCCAGGTTGTCGTCGGGGAGGATGGTCACGCGGCCCCCTTTCGCCCGGACGGACGCGCTGCTACCCTTGCGTGGGGCAGGAGATGGACATGAGACTTGGCCTTGTGATTGCCGTCGCGCTTTTGGTTGCCGCTTGCGGCACCCCGACGGCTTCCCAGAAAGAGAAACTGGCGGCGCTCCAGAACGTCGTGAACGAGCGCGTCGCGGCCGGTCAGATGACCAAGGCCGAGGGCGATCTCGTCATGGCCCGCGCCCGAGAGGACATCGACGCCGAATGGCGTCGCAACTACGCCCGCATGGTGAGCGGCGGCGATGGGCCTGCCACATACCAGCCGGTCGGCGGTGGGACGGTCGTGCGCTACTGAGCCGTTCACGGCAGCGCCTTTCCGTAATCCACGTACTTCATGCCGTCGATTTCGACCACGGCATCCGGGCGGATCTTCTCCACGTCCTGAGCCATCAGGCCGACGTGCGGCGTGTTCGGGTCGCTCTTGTAGGTGTAGAAGTAGAGCGGCTGGCCGTCGTCGGTGTAGCCGACCCGGCGCACGTTCTCCTTCATGCGGATGTCGGAGCCCATCAGCAGCGGCAGACCGTACTTGGCGCCGGCCGCGAGCGCGGTGCCGCCCAAGCCGAATAACCCCCCTGTCGTTGCGTTTTGCTGGTCCATCGCCATTTTTTGCTGGGCAAGAGACCCCTGATAGGCGTTCCAGTAGTTTCCGCTCACATCGGTCGGCGCGACCTGCGTCTGCGCCACCTGACTAAATTGCGGGTTCTGCACGCCGGTCCCGGTGCCGAGCAGCGTCGCCACCTCGTTGATCGGCTGCGTCCGGAGATTGGTCATCTCCTGAATCGCGCGGTCGCGGGTGTTCGCCTCCAGCCCGTACTGCTGGGCCGCCGACGAGCCCGCCTGGATGTCCGCCCCAAGTCGGAAGTCGTTGCGTGCCCGGTTGTAGTCGTCCTGTGCGGCACGCCATGCCTCGGAGCCGAGGGAGATGCCCTGGTTGGCAAGCCGCTGGTTCAGCGCCTCCTGGTCGCGCTGCATTTGCGGCTGGTTGCGCTGGATGATCGCGTCCCGCTGCTGCTGGCGGTATGCCTCGTTGTACTGCGGCGCCGGGGCAAGACCGTCGTAGCTGTAGGGGTTGGCCGTGGCCTCCCCGATGCGGCCGACATACTGGTTGGCGAGATCGGACGTGCCCTGCGTCAGCTTGGTCTGGCTGTCGTAGATGCGCTGCTGGTCAGGGCTGAGCGTGGTCGTCTCGTTCCACAGGGGAACCTCGACGCCACCCACGTTCTGCGTGCCGCGGATGTCGTAGGTCTTGGAGCCGGTCGGGCCGTACTGGTTGACCCGGTTCAGATAGCCGTTCGCAACCGCCGTATTGACGTTGCTCTGCGTCTGCTGCTGGCTGACGTAAGCGGGGTCAGGCGAGGCTGGCGCCGACGGTGTGCTCTTCCCCATGGGGCTGAGACCTGCTGCGCTGTTCCGGCTGCTTCTTCCGTTTCAGGAAGTCGCGGCTCTTGAACGTGTTTCGGTGAAGTCCGAAAACGCAGGCATGCACGCTTTTGGAATAGAACCGGGAAAGCGTGCCCCGAGGCGTGAAGCCAATCCCTTTCACGAACTGTATCGCGCGTTCGTTGATGGAAGGAATGGCAACAAGGACGTTGTCTACTTTGTACTGATCGAACGGGATTTTCAACAGGTTAATGATCGTCCGACGTGTGGCAAACCGGGGCGACGCCGCGGCAAAGCTCATCTCGACGGAGTTGTACCACGTCTCGCCCCCGACCTTCTTGGGGGCCAGATAATTGTGATAGACCGCGACCGCCAGAAGGCGCGCGTCCGCCGTATCGCCATCGGCCACGCCGACCGTCTTCATGCTGGGGTTTGCTTCCATCCACGGAATGCGCTGGGCAACCCACGGCAGAAGCTGCTCGTCATAACCAAACAGGAGGGTATGCTTCATGGCGCGCTGTCCACCGTTTCCCAGCCGCCGGCCGTGCCGACGCAGAGTTTTCCGAGGTCGCTGTCGTAGACCAGACGCCCCTCGATGTCCGTCAGGGCGTTTTTTTCAACTGTCGTGATGGGGGTAAGTTTAAGCGACGTGAAGCCCCCGGCCCCGTCCATTCCTGCGCCCGTCAGAACCTCGTCCACCTTGCGGCGGAACAACTCTTCGCTGGGCTGGAAAATCGGGATAATCGCCATTACAGCGCCACCCGCTGCCCGATCTCGAACTTGAGGTCCCAGGCGTTCAGAATGACCTGGATGCCATTGCTTTGCCCCGCCATGTGGACTGAGGCCACGGTCCCGATCCCGGTGGCGGCGTACCAGTTGTTATAGGGCGAGACGTTATCGCCCCACAGGCCGACATCCCATTCCGACGTATCCCACACCCCGCCCTGCGCGCCCGCCTGCATGGGGAAAGCATCCGTCGATAGCGGTTGATCGTTGCGGTAATCGACGTTCATGCGGATGGCCGGGACGACCTGCCCGCCCGCCGTGAACAGCGGCCGGATCATCGTCAGGCGCGAGAGCGCTCCGCCCCTGCCGTAGGTCTGGAAGCTCGTCTTTACCTGCCATGTGATGCCAGCGGTCCCGTCCGCATAGCCCGTCTCGGCCTTGTAAACCGTGCCGTCGCTGCGGCCGTAATAGGGGTCTTCGTTGAAGATGCCCCAGCAAGTCGCGTTGATTGGCGACGCGCTCTTGCCGTAGGTGCACCAAGCCCCCGTCTGGGTATTCACCACGAACTGAAACGCCGTAGTGGACGAGGTTGGTACATTGATCAGCGCGAGACGCGAGCGGGGATAGGCTGCCATCGACCAGCCGGTAAGGGCGCCGTAGCTGACAAACGCCTCCAGAATGCCTTGGTCGATGCGGTTGGTAATGGACTCGCGCGTTGCCGTGGCCTGACCGCCGGCCATCAACTGCCGGGTGCTGACCACAGCCGAGTCCGTCACAATGGCGAGGTCGCCGCCGATGCTTGCCGTGCTGCGGTTGCCGATCGGCGGAGCCCCGTTATAGACGCCAACCAGCGCCCAGGTATTGGCAGAGGCCGGATCGTCGCCCTGATAGACCACCACCTGACCATGACTGCTGACAAAGGCCAGATAGTCGTCCGAACCCGATCCCCCATCCCGGCTTACGGCACCGATGGCAATCAGCTTGCCGCCATCGGTGAATGCCTCGCCCAACTCGAACCCGGCAGCCGCGCCGGCAATGCTTGCCGTCGGCAAATACCATGCCTTTGTCGAATTATTCTGCACGAACCACAGGCGCGACTTGTGCAGGCATGGGAAATTGAGCGTCGAACTTGTGACATTGGTAATGGCCGGCGTGGCAAAGGATGTGCCGTCATAGGTTCTGACGGAGTCCACGCCGTTTGCCAGCACGAGGTAATGGCCGCCGGGCGTGGCAATCATGGTCGTCTGCCAATAGCCAGAGCCGAGCGTCGAGAGAACAGGAGCGCCGACCGCGCCGGCAACCGTGATCTCGTAGATGTCCGTGGGGGATGCCGCAAACAGCTTCCGGCTGGAAGGCCCCGCCCACTCCATGATGCTTTGGGCCGCGCCATTCATGCCCGTTGCGTGGACGCTGGTACCGCCCCTGACGCGAAGGTACGTCGCCTCCGGAAACAGGTTGTCCAGGATCAGCGCGTCCGCAGGCTTCATCGACGTGATGCCGTCGCGCAGGTTGAGCCCTCGCGTCGAGGCCGGGATCTGCGTCGTCCCCATGGCCGGGGGACGAGGCCGCGTCTGGCGGGTGCGGATGGGCGCGATGTAGGCCATCAGACGGACCAATTCCCCTCTGGCACCACAATTCCCGGACGCCGTGCCCACCAGTAATCCCCATTGGCGAAGCTCTGCGTGCTGCGGGGGCTGTCCTGCGCAAGCTCCTGTCGGCGCTGCAGGTCGAACTGCTCGTAAGCCGCATCCGAGGCAAGGCCGCGCGCCTGCAGGTAGCGATAGATGATCGCGAGCGTCATCACGCGCTCGCTCAGGATGCCGGTGTCGTCGTCGGCCAGCCATTCCGACTGCTTCACCCCCGCCGCAGACTGGCACCACAGGTTCGAGGTGTAGGCAAAGGCAAATGTTTCGTTAGCCTCGGGGATCGGCTGGACGAGGATGTTATCCCCCTCCATGTAGAACACATCCATGACCGGGAAGGTCTGGAATGCCTTCCACGCCTGCCATAGCTGGGGATCGATCGGCCCCCAGAGGGGGCGCCGTGCCGAGCGGTTCCAGAAGGACTCATCCAGCCATTTGCCGAGGTCGGACGGGACCATGCCCGTCTGTTCCTCCTGGTTGAGCGTGAGAAAGACCTTCTGCTTCCTCAGCTTTCGCCAGTCGCCGTACTTCATCAGCTCCGTGCCTTCCTCGTTGGCGAAGGAAAGCATCTGCTGCACGGTCGCATCGGTTGACGTGACCACGACATTGGGAACCGGCTCGCCTACCCGGCGGCAGACGTTCGTGATCATTTGAAGCAAACTCAAGCTGCAGCCCTCCAAATAATGCCACGTGGCGCCATGTTACGCCGCCTTCTTGCGGGTGGTGGGGGCCGGTTGCGCCGTGGCGCCCGCCGCATCGCCCGGCATCGGCGCGGGCTCGATCTGGTGCTTCGCCATGAAATCGCGCATGGCCTTGCGATCCTCTTCCTGCTCGGCACGCAGGCGCTCAAGCTCGGCACGCATGGCTGCGTTTTCCTTGGCGAGCTTCGCGCCTTCGCCGTTCAGGGAGGCCACGAACGCCTTGGCGGTGTCGCGCAGTTTCGGGCCGTCCGGGCCCAGCTTCTGGATATGCTCGTCGGTGAGCCGCGCCAGATCCTCGACCGAATAGACGTGGATCGACTTGCAGCGGGCGATCTGCCCGGCCGTGATGCCGCCCGCCCAGCCTTCCAGGGCGTAGCCGTCGGTGACGGCTTCAAGCCCTTCCTTCCAGCGGTTGTAGTGCGGCTCCAGCGCATCCCAGACGCAGGGCTGGGCATCGGGCCGACCGCGCATGGCCTTGGCGTCCTTGATCAGCCGGGAGACCTTCTCCGACTTCTCCCAGTTGGCGTAGCCGCGCTTTCCCCAGCTCGCCCAGTGGATCGCCTCCAACACCCCCTCGCCGTTCTCGACGTGATCCACCCAGAACTTGAATGGCACGACGGCGAGGTCGTTTCGGTCTTCCTGCTTGGCGTCGAACATTGGGGCTCCTGTGTTGGAAAAGAGTGGGCGGGAGCCGAAGCCCCCGCCCGTCCCGTCAGTACGGGAAGTCGCACATCACGATCTTTGCCGAGGCATCGACCGCGTAGGCCACGACGGCATCGGTCACGGCCGCGGACACGTCGAGCGTGCCGTCGGTCGCGCCAACCGCAGTGAGTGCATTGCCGTCCGCGCCGGCCGTCAAGGCCGTGGTGAGCGTCGCCGGACCCTTGATCTGGACCCAGCAATACTCTCCGTCGGCCGGAGCCGACTGGAGGACGCCCGCGCCCAGGCCTGCCGAGTCGGACAGGTCCGAGGTGACCACCGTGGTCGCGCCTGCCGACGTGCCCGAAGGCGCGTAGTAGTAGCAGACGTTGCCCGACACGGCCGCGACTGCGCCCGCCCCGGTGTCGTACTGGACGAACTTGTAGACCTTGCCGTCGGAAGCCTCGTAGTGGTCGCCGACGTTGGCCGGACCCTGCAGGTTGAGCTGCGTCGAGTCGTAGGTTGCGGTGATATCCGCGCCAATGAGCTGAGACATGGTGTTGTTCTCCTTTCCGTTCGCTTAGGAGGCGTCGAGCAGGATGCCCTGCAGCGCACGGTTCGAGCAGACGAGGTTGCCCATCCAGAGCATCGGGATGACGACGGCGTCCTGGTTGACCGAGACCTTGTCGTCCATCTGCGACCAGTTGGCGTCGCGGTGAACGACGAGGCCCAGATAGTCCGTGTTCAGGAAGTACATCTTCTCGGCGGTGGTCGAGAAGTTGCTGTTGCTGTCGAAGATCACGTCGGCATCGACGTACTTCAGGGCGCGGAAGCCGGCGGTCGCCTCGTCGCGATCGTTGGTGTAGCGCTGCTGGTCCTGCAGCGATTCCCAGTACATGGCGAAGAAGTCATGGCTGGAGACGATCAGGTCGGGCTTGTCGGCGCCACGAACGAGGCTGAGGTACAGCGTGTTCATGTAGCCCTTGATGTTGGCCTTCGTGACCAGATTGGTGCCGGTCGCTTCCAGGAACTGGTTGCGCCAGAACGAGTAGGTCGTCGAGTTGATGCCGCCCACCGTGCCCTGACCGTTGGCCTGGATGATGTAGGCGAGGCCGCCCATCTGGTTGGTAAGCGCGCCGTCCGAATACACGTCGATCGACATGTAGTTGGCGGCGGTGCGCACGGCGTTCTTCAGCTTGGCCTTGGACAGGTTGAAGATCGCGTTGTCGCCCGAGTTCATGCGGAGTTCGCGACCCGAGGCAGTGACGTTAACCGCCGCCTGCATCCAGTCGTACTTGGCCGCCGTCAGAACCTGCGTCTGGCCGATGTTCAGCGTGTCGTACCCGCTGTAGCGCTGGTACGTGCTGTTGTTGGCGTAGTCGAGGTTTCGGACGATCTCGTAGCCGCCGTCCTCCAGGTCGATCTTGCCCTTGCGCTTGAGGTAGCGCCACAGAGCGTTGTTCTGGCTCACGTTGTCGGCGATTTCCGACGGATGATTGCGGAGGGTCGAGGTGACCAACTCCGTGAAGGTTGCACTCGGGGAAGTCATTGCGTGGTTTCCTTAACCGCGCGCCCGGATGCTCCTGAACGTGGCTGCCATCGAGTCTTCCCAACTGCCCCCCGCCTTGGCGACGACCCCCACGCTGCCCGGCTTGCGGGAGAGCGTGGAGAGCTTGGCTGCTGCGGCTGCATCTGCCTTCTGCTTCGCAAGGGCTTCGGCCTTGGCCTTGGCCTCCTGCTCGGCAGCGATCATCTGGCTGACTTCCGGGTGGGCCTTGGTTGCCATGGCGTAAAGCGTTTCGAGATCCATTCCGGGCTCGTAGAGCTTCGTCATGAGCGCCTCGACCTTGTCGAAGTGCGGAGCGTTCTTCTTGAACGCCTCGATCTTCGCCTCGGCTTCGGCAAGCCTTGCCGTCTCAACAGCCTGCTGCTGTGCGGTCAGTTGGGATTTGATGGCGCCCAGCTCTTGAGCGAGCGCGTTGAATTGCGGGTCCACCGGTTGCCCGGCGATCTGCTGCGCGGCTGCGGGATTGATCCCGTACATGCGGGCGATCTCGGCAAGCGCGGCCGGTCCGTTGGTTCGGAGAGCCTGATCTGCCGCCGCCAGACGCCGGATGTATTCCGGCTTGGGGATGCGGTTCTGCTCGATGAACTCGCGGGACGGGGCCAGCGCCTCGTCAAATGCCTCGATGGATTTCAGCCGCTCCCCATCGGTCGTGAACTTCTTGTGGATCTCGCTTTCCCGGTTGGCCCAGTACTCCTGGACCTTGGGTGGAAGCGTAGACCACTCTGCCTTCACGTCCGCCGGCAGGGACTGCGGCGCCTCGATGACCGGTCGGGCCGGGTCGGGCGGCGCAGCTTCGGGGCTGCCAGGTACCTTCAGCTCGGGCGTCGCGGGCGTCGCGCCAGCCTTTGCGATGAACTTGCCGTCTTCCCCCTGCTGGGGGCGGGCGGCCTTGATCCTCTCGAACTCCGCCGCAAGCGTCTCGTCCATCGACCTTTCGACGGGCGCCTCTACGGCCGGCGCTTCAGTGATCGGCGCGGGCGTCGAGGTATCGGCTACGGCAATTTCTTCGCTCATACGGTACCACCGGTTAGAGGGTTATTCAACGGGTGAACTCCGGAGGCGGACGCGGCGTCCACTCCCGGCCGTGCTTGATGGCGCGCTCTTTCGAGTGATAGGTCGGCTTGTATTCGGTGGGATCGACCAGACGGCAGCCGGTGCGCTTCAGGTCTTCCCGCTGGGCCGCGCGGCCGTCGATCATCTGCTTGCTCGCCATGCTCATGTAGGGGGCGATGTCGCGGGTGATCTGGGGCGTCGGCACGAAGTCGCCGCGCGTCTCCATGGGCTTGCCTGTGGTCTTGTCGATCCACATGCCGTCGCGGTTCAGGCGATAGCGGGAGACGGTCATTGGTAGTCCAGCGCGAGATAGTCGTCGGCCACCTTGGCGTCGATCTTCCAGCCGAGATCGTTTTCCCAGCGGTCCACATTGCGATGGCGCGGCCCGATCTTGCGGAACTCCTCGCGATAGGCGGCGATCGTCTCCGCGCTGACGGGAATCCACTGCGGGGGCGTGTATTTGTTGGTAGTCACTTCGCCCTCCCGTTCGGCTTGCTCTTGGCGGCTTCACGCTTCGCGGCAATGGCCTCCAGCCCCTGAGCGTGGCTCTCCTGCCCCATCTCGCGGGCGCGGGCCTGATCTTCCGCCGCAAGCATGTGCTGCCCCACGGCAACGACTGACTTGGCCTGCAGGCTTTGCATCTCCATCGCGTGCTTCTCGCGGGCGCGCTGCTGTTCGGCCTGCATCTCCTCCATGCGCATCTCGAACTCGCGCTGCTTCAGCTGCGCTTCCTGCGACATGGTCTGCTGGTCGATCTGGCCCTGCATCTGCGTGCGGGCGATCTCGGCCTCTGCCTGCGTTTGGGCGGTCTGCGCCTTGATCTGCTCGACCTGCAGCTTGGGATCGGGCGGCGGCGGGGGCGGCGGCTGCTTTGCCGCGGCGTCCAGGCGCTTTTGCCACTCGTCAAGGATATGGTCCGCCTGACGGCCCAGCTTGAAGTTGCGGGCGAACGTGCGGGCCAGGCCAACCGCCTCCGGCGGCGTCATGTAGCCCGCCTGCACGGCAGGCCCCACGGCCTCGAAGTAGCTTCCCAGCCCGGCCACGAAGCCGCCGACGTTCTCCTGCTGGCGACCCAGATCCGCCTTGATGGTGCCGTCCGTCTCGATGTCGATGTTGAACTCGCGGCTGATGTCGGTCTTGAGAAGCTGGACCTGCTCCGGCGTGAGCGCGATGCCGGTCATAGCCTCCAGCTCCTCCGGCGTGAAATGCTCGGCCATCAGGTCGGCCGTCATCCGCATCAGGTCGCGGGCGTGAAGCTGGATGTCCTGCTGTGCGCTCTGCAGGCGCAGGCTGCCCCACTGGGCCTTGAGTTCCTGTGCGCCCAGCGTCTCGTTGGCCTTGGTCGAGCCCCGCAGGATGTCGGCAACGCCGGTCAGTTCGTAGATGACCTGCTTGCACATCTCGCGCGATTCGTAGAGCTGGCGCAGCGTGGCGACGGCCTGCTCGATCGGCATCAACCAGAAGGCTTTCTCGATGTCGCCCTGTACCAGTGCGCGCGCCGCGTCCGGGGCCGGGGCCATCTCACCCTCGTCCAAGCCCTTCATGGCCTTTACCGCGCTCTCGAAAGCGCCGTCGTAGATGCCCCGCCACTTGATGACGTTGATCAGCGCCCCGATACGCCGCGTCAGGTTGTTCATCTCCTCCTGCTGCGACTGCCACACCATGAACGGGCAGATGGGGACCTGCGTGTCCGTGGTCTCGATGGCAAGGCGCGGCCGGGGGACCGGGAAGAAGCCAATCAGCTTGTAGGGGTCATCCTCGATCTTGAGCGGCCCCTGGTCGTAGCTCTCCGCAATCCAGTACACCTTGCGCTTGGACCGGTCCCAGATTTCCCAGACGTTGGCGCGCTTGAACGTGTCGGGGGTCGAGGCGTCCTTGTCCGGCTGGCCCTCGACCGTGGCGTCAAGGTTGACCTTCCACGCCAGTTCCGGGTTCAGGCCCTCCAGTTCGTCGCGGGTGAATACCCAGTGAAAGGCGATCCACGGCGTGTCAGCCCAGCGCTTGGCAGGCCCAAGGCGGAAATCGTCCCAGATCACCGGCTCCCATGTGATGTGCTTGGACACCACGGCGCCGGGGATCTCGTTGCCCGTCTCTTGGTCGGTCTTGTCGGGAGCGTTGACCACATTCACGCGAAGCCGGGTCACGGCGCGGCCCAATAGCTCCCGGTCCTTTACCGCCGCCTTCAGGGCGTCGTCGTAGTCGTACAGGTCCGACTGAACCGCAATGGCCCGCTCAATGGTCTGGCTGACGTTGGAGCGGTCACGGTTCTTGCGCTCGGCTTCGGCCTGTGCGGCGCTGGTGGCAGCCACGGCAGCCGGATCGGGCTGCATGGCCGGGCCGCCATTGTGACCCATGGCCGGCGGGGGCTCGACCGGCATGGCCTCGCCAAAGCGCGCCCGCACATCCGCCGACGGCATGCTGTTGTAGATCGCCGGGCATGTCGTCTGAATGTTGGCGTAGAGGATGTTGAACCGCGATACGCGCCACCCATCACGGTCCGAGCGGAACGCCTGCAGCGCCGTCTTGGCGTCCTCGCGCCAGTCATTCTCCGTCTTGCCCGCCAACTCGATGGCGGACATCCAATAGCGGTGGAAATCCTGCTGCGACTTGATGGTCTGGGCGAGCGTATCGACAGTGCCGGTGTCAGCGCTGGTGACGTTGTCGGTCTGTCCGATCATGCGCCGGTCCTTTCCTTGCGGCGCTGCGTCTGCCGTTCGATCATCTCGCGGATGGAGAGGTTGGAGGCCATCGTCCCCTCGGGGGTGCCGATGAAGAAATCCGTCGTGGGCTTGGGCGGAGGCTCGGCCGCCTTGATGACGCGCCAGCCGACCGACAGGTAACGCCAGGCATCGGCCGGGTTGGATGCCCAGTCGTGCAGCGGCGTCGGCTTGAAGACCTTGCGTTCCTCGTCGTACTCGGCGCGGTACTGCTTCAGGCCCTCTAGGCCCTCGGCGCACTTGGTGCGGTCAAAACGGGCGACGGGGATCGTGAGGCGGCCGGCGTTGATGCCGTCCATGCGGGCGTGATCCGGCACCAGTTCAGGCTTGAGCCCCAACCGGCGCATGGTCTCGACGCGGGTGCGCCCGGTGCCCCACTCCTTGACCATGGCGTCATGCGGCACGAGGCACGGCCCGTAGGTGTAGCCCTTTCCCTCCATGACCTCGGCGTAATGCTCGACGCCGACGCCGGAGGCTTCGTAGAAGTCCACCACGTTCACGCCGCCCGCCAGGATCTGGAAAAACCAGATGGCGGTGCTGTCCTTCACGCCAAGATCCCATGCGGTGTAGACGGGGCTGTCAGGGTCCACAGGCACGTCGCAAATGCGGCCGTCCCGCTCGGCCTGCGCCATCTCCTTGCCCCAGTAGGCGCCCTGAATGGCGGCCTCAAACGAGCATTCGAACTCCTGCTCGTACTGCTCCGGGGTCATCAGCTTGCGCGCGGCGGCCAGTTCCTCGGCGTCCACAAGGCCCGTTTCCGATGCCTTGAGCATCACGCCGTACCAGTCGTTGTCGTTCTGAGCCTGCTGCCAGGCCTTGTGGAAGTCGTTGTGGCCGCGGGGCGTGCCGATGATGGTCAAGCTGCCCTTGCGATCGGACAGGGCCGGGCGGATGATCTCGGGCAGCACGCGGGGCCGCATGTCGGCGAACTCGTCCAGCACGCAGTCGTCCAGGTAGATGCCGCGCATGCCGTCAGGGTTGTCGGCCCCGTACAGGCGCACCCTACCCCCATTGGGGAAGTCCACGCGCAACTCGCTTTCGTTGGCCTCAGTGCCCGGAATCGGCGCGCTGAACTCCTTGAGATAGGACCACGCCACGTCCTTCGCCTGCTTGTAGAGCGGGGCGATGTAGGCCACGCGGGCATTGGGCTTGTCGCAGGTCAGCGCCGACCGGATAAGCTGGTTGACCGTCGCCACGGTCTTGCCCGCCCGTCGGTGAGCCACGATCACGCGCCACCGCTTGCTCGTCTCATGGTACGGCAGAAAGGCCCGGCGGGGGCTGTAGGGGATGGTTACTTGCTGGACGGCAGCCATGAGATCGCCATTGCGACAGGGCCGCCGCCTTCGCCTGTCACCGCCTGGGGGACCTTGCCATCCAGCCGGTCCGCGATTTCCTTGATGGCCGGCACGTCGCCGTTCACAGCGCTTTCGACAAGGGAGACAACCAGCTTGTCGAGCTTGGTCTTGCCCTTTACGTCAGCCTCTCCCGGTCGCTTTACGGCAAGCCGCAAGGCGTCACGGAAAGGCTTGTCGATGTACGGACCACGGGGGGCCTTAGGCAAACCGCTAACCTCTTGAGGTGTAACGGTTTCCTATAGGCTCCAGTAAGGACTTAGAATGTCAAGCGTTATTCTCTGCGCAGCCCGCACTCGCGCAAGGCCGTGTCGATGCCCGCCAGCATCGAAATAGCTAGCCGCGCCTCTGCCGTGAGCGTTCCCCAGTTGGAATAGCGGACGGTGTAGTAGCTGGACAACTGCATTTCGTGCCTTTTCCTGCGAATGGTTTTTACGCAAAAGCCGAGACGGTTTGCGATCTGGTTGTCATCGAAGCCGGCCGCGTTCAGGCGGCGCAGCGTGTCCGCGTGTTCGGGTGTCCATCGTGCCATCACAGGCGCCTCCCATATGACCAATTCGGATCGACAAGAATCTCGGGCTGGGGCACGTCCACAACCTCCCCTGTCTCGTCCATGACGACGATCCAGAGGCGGTGCCCGTCTATGCCGGTTTCCTTCCAGGCGTAGGCCCAGCCGGAACGGGCTTGGGCTCGGACGCCTAGCGGGAGAGCGGGCGACGTGACCTTGACCGGGATGGGTGGGCTAAGCTGGAGCATCGATGCGCCCTCCCACCCTGTGGACGCGCCCGCGGTGGATCTCGCCCCTGTAGTAGAAAAACTCCCAGCGCCATTCTCCGGGATACTCGCGCATGGGCGCCCAGCGGGCGGGTTGCCAATCCTCGTCTGAGGTGCGCTTAACCCAATACCAACCGTCCGGGCGGCTCATTGGATGGGCCTCTCATCGCTCATTTAGG